CGGATACATCTGTTACAAAATAGGTTGGACATTTCGAGAACTCTACGCTAAGAAAGAAGTTCAGAGAATGATCAACGAAGTCCATCCTATGGACGAAGAAGATGTAGTCCGTATATATTTTGAAAAGGGTAGTGGCTTTCTTTTTGCATACAATTACGATACCCATGAGTTTATTGCTCAGGGTGTTGACAGAGAGAGTCTTCTTGAGGCGATGGTCAGTCGCTTTCCTAAGACTAAGTTTATTGTAGAGAAAGAGAAACTACAAAATTTATTATGAATCCATTTGACTTTATTAATGCTGTTACCAATACTAAAGAGGATCTAATTAAGAAAGATCCATTCACAGCAAAAGAGTATAAGAAGAGTGCCTTTATTATTAACCGAGGACTCTCTTATTTCGTAGATACAGTAGCATATGCTAATGTAATGAACCAGCATCCTCAGATTCCACCTGAGTGGCAATTTTCATTTTTACTAAATAGTATCGTTAAGAAGAAGCGTTTCTCCAAATGGAATGAAAAAGAGAAACTAGGTAAACACTTCTCCTTGGTGAAAGAATACTTCAAGTATTCCGATGAAAAAGCGAAAGTTGCTATGAGCATACTTACAGATGAACAACTGAAAGAACTAGAAGAAAAATTATATAAAGGTGGAAAATCATGAGTGTTGAAATGGTTTATTACGATTGGACTCCAGAGTCCATGTTAGAAGTGACCCTACCAGAACCAGATAATTTCTTGAAGGTTAGAGAAACTCTAACTCGTATTGGTATCGCTTCCCGCAAAGACAAAAAACTTTATCAGTCCTGCCATATCCTACATAAGCAGGGTAGATACTTTATTGTCCATTTTAAAGAATTATTTGCTCTTGATGGCAAAGAATCTAACATAACTTCAAATGACGTAGAGAGACGTAATACTATCGCTAGTCTTTTGCAAGATTGGGGTTTATTGAAGATTCTAAGCGCATCTAAAGCAGAACCAAAGGCATCTCTTTCCCAGATTAAAGTAGTTACTCATAAAGAGAAAGATGAATGGGAATTGGTTCCTAAATATAATATCGGTAAAAAACGCTAAATCCGCTATATAGTTTTAATGATTTTACTTAGGTGCTTATTGCCTTATATGGAATAAGTATTATTGTCCAGTTCGGACAATTAACCAAGGAGATAATTATGTGGACAAAACCAGTAGCTACTGATATGCGTTTTGGATTTGAGATTACAATGTATATCGCAAATCGTTAAATAGATTAGATCCCATCGGGATGGGAACGTAGTTGGTCGGTAACTACGTTAAAAGCCGACTTTAACTTGCTATGCCTTCGGGGTAGCGCTTTATATAACTCGCTTAATAGGAGAAAACTATGGTACACAAATGGATGCCAGATACAATGCTTCACCCTCAGTTCAAAGACTTCGACAAGTTCTTTGTCGGTTTCGATGATCAATTCAATCGTCTCGCTAAAATGCACGACGATCTGACCAAAAATGTTCCAAACTATCCACCATTCAATATCAAGAAAGTTGAAGAGAATAAGTACGTCATTGAGATGGCTGTTGCTGGGTTCTCAAAACAAGAACTTGAACTTGAATTTGTTGATGACAAACTTATTGTCAAAGGCAAAGCAAATGAAGATAATGCTGCTCTTGAATGGTTGCATAAAGGAATTGCTTCAAGAAACTTCACTCATACCTTTGCGTTGAATGATCAAGTTGAGATCAAAGGCGCAGAACTAATTAATGGTATGTTGAAGATTGCTCTTGAGCGCATCATCCCTGAACATAAGAAGCCACAGAAAATTGATATTTCAGATTCTGCTAAATCTGCGCCTTCTAAAAAGCAAATGCTTACAGAAGGAGAGCAAGATGCGATTTCTGAAAAGTTGTAAAAACTTCTTAGTCTCTCTTATTGAATCTTTGCATGAAGCAAAAGCATTGCAAAGAAAAATGAGAAGGATTCCATGATGACTAATTGGATTCCTATGACAGATGATGATTGGGATTGGGTAAACGGAAAAGTTCCAGGAAGCCCAAACCAAAAATAAGTTTGTGGGGAGTTATTCTCCCCACATCATCATACTAAATAAATGTATGATGAAATCACGTATCTACAAACACCTAGTATCTTATCAGCTTGTGCGAAGAGCATCATGGCTGTTAAAGGTGTCAGTATTCAATGACAAACTCGTCATGGTGGTAGCTCAGCATGTTTATGATGCTGACAAGGTATTGATCCAACAGTTCGTAAACTTTGTTGATGCGAGCGAATGGGTCGAATGGTTAATTGCACAGGAGAACATATGAACGTAAGAACATTTAGATTAATTAATGGTGATGTTTTAATTGCCAAAGAAGATGATACTGCAGAGAAAGTTGATGGGGCAATCGCAGTTGTTAACCCAGCAATCATTTTTCTGAAGAATACTGCTGATGGAAAAACTGATGGTGTTATGGCACCATACATGCCATTTGCAAAAGATGGTAGAGTGACAATTTTTTGGGCAAGCATTGCAGCTGAGTGCGAACCAGCAGAAAAACTTGTCAATGAATATAGCAGACTCTTTGGTAGTGGATTAGAAATTCTTACAAAGGAAGAAGCTGCACAAATTCTTAGCGCTGCAAAAGTGCAATAAAATACTTGCCTTTCATTGATGCCTCAGGTATAATAATACTTGAGGCATTTTTCATTGGGTGTTACTATGTATATGTTTGATATTGAAACTCTAGATACTGAGTCTACAGCTGTCGTTCTCTCGGCAGCGATTTTATATTTTGAGCAGGGGGATGACTATGAATCTCTCCTGAATAAAACTCTATTCGTTAAGTTTGATGCTAAGATTCAAATTAATGAATTCAACAGAACTGTTTCTAAAAGCACTTTAGACTTTTGGAAATCTATGCACCCATCAATTCGTGCTACCAGTTTTGATCCATCACCAAATGACCTTCATCCAGCAGAAGCAATTGAAAAGATCAATGCCTATATTAAACAGTATGGTGATGCGTTGATCTGGGCACGTGGATCTCTTGATCAAATGGTCATTGATAGTTTATCATTGAAACTTGATATGGATAGAATTATGCCGTATAATAAGTGGCGTGATGTTAGGACTGGAGTTGAGTGCCTTTGTTCTACCGCAAATAATGGTTACTGTGAAGTAAATCATCCAACCTTTAAGCGTCACAACGTAATCAAGCATGATCCTGTTCATGACTGTGCTCTTGACGCAATGATGTTAATGTATGGAGTATAATTTGGATTTTTACACAAACGTATTTCAGCAGGGAAATAATCTACTCGTTCGAGGGTATGATGCCAACAAACCTGTTTCATTCAGAGTTGAATTTAAGCCAACTCTATATGTCACTTCATCTAAAGATAAATCTTCACCCCTAAAAACTTTAGACGGGTCTTTGGTCTTTCCAATTAATCCTGGAACGATTCGAGATTCCCGAGAGTTCCTTGATCAATATAAAGATATTGAGGGGTTTCCAATCTATGGAAACACAAACTACGTTGCTCAATATATTAGCGATACTCATAGGGGTGATGTTAATTGGGATCGCGAGTTAATCAGAATCTATTCTATTGACATCGAAACAAAAACAGAAGATGGGTTTCCGAATATGGAAACTGCGAATGAAGAAATTCTTTTGATTACGGTTCAAGATAATAACACTAAAGAGATTACAACCTTCGGTTCAAATCCTGTAGTTGGTCTTGATACTTCTGTAAAATATATTCAATGCAAAAGTGAAGAACATCTTCTTCGTGAGTTTCTTTCTTTCTGGCGTTTGACGCCACCTGACGTAGTCACTGGCTGGAACATTGAGTTCTTTGATATTCCATATTTGATTCGTAGAATTATTAATGTTCTTGGAGAAGCGCAAGCAAAGAAGTTTTCTCCATGGGGTATCATTAATGAACGTAGGATTGTTGTTAAGGGTACTGAAGAAATTAGTTATGATGTTGCTGGCATAAGTTCATTAGATTATCTTGACCTCTATCGCAAGTATACTTACTCTGCTCAAGAATCATATAGACTAGATCATATCGCATATATTGAACTTGGTGAACGAAAGAAAGAAAATCCTGGAACTTCATTTAAAGATTTCTATACCAACCACTGGAATGACTTTGTTATCTATAACATCCATGACGTAAACTTGGTTGACCGTCTTGAAGATAAGATGCGTTTACTTGAACTGCAATTGACCATGGCATATAATGCCAAGATTAATTATACTGATGTCTTTAGTCAAGTGCGTATGTGGGATGCTATCATCTATAATCATTTGCGTGATAGAGATATCGTTATTCCACCAAATACTGGCAATAGAAAAGACTCTCAGTTCGAAGGCGCATATGTTAAAGATCCTTTGATTGGTTTACACAAGTGGGTTGTTTCCTTTGACTTGAACAGTCTATACCCGCATTTGATTATGCAGTATAACATATCACCAGAAACTTTAAAACCTGGAAGAGTGCACACAAGCGTTGAGAATTTGCTTTCTGGTAAGGTTGATACGAACATGCTAATTGATCGTGACCTGACTATGACTGCTAATGGTGTCTGTTATGACAAAAGTAAAAAAGGGTTTATGC